GTCAGAAGATGCTCAGCATCTTCTGTCGAACTTACAGAAAGTTAGGTATAACCCAAACTTCTTCTGTTTGTTGAGGTCCACAGGAAAGTGGTACCTTTACCTACAACATAACCACCTAACGTCTTTCTTACTCTCGTAAACTGGGCTTCAAGTTCATCGGTATCGTAGCCAGATGGCCATTTCAGGGCACGCCAATAAGCGGCCTGAGAATAGTCAATTTCTTGCTTGCGATATCGAAATTTGCAAAAGAGGAAGCTCACGCCTCCGTGTTTGTCTACACGGATTCGTGATTGTTTGACACCAAATAGCAAACGGTGTCTATCCTCCCAGCACTTAAGTCCAGCGTCGTCAGGATAATCACAAGGGACGTATTTGATACTGATCTTGTGACTAGTGAACAGATCTCGGAAAATCTCCCAAACATGGCAATATGCGTAGCCAAGAGGCCCAAAGTGCGAAATGTACTTTGTTTGAAGCCTATTGAAAACGACATACAGCCAAGGTTCAAGAGAGGATCTTCGGTTGTTCACTGGCGGCCGCAGATGGTACGGCCGGACGTTACGGAACAGATGGAAATCTGCACCGCAGGACTCGCGGAATGGTACTGCACCAACGAAGCTCTTTTCGGTATTGATCAAAAATCCAACTGATTGCGCGATTGAGATAAACTCTTCCGCGTTGTAATCAGGTAAGATACAATCATCTCCGAATACAAAAGTGCTTTTTGCATAATCCCAATTCGGTAACACTGAATAGGATTTTACATGTTGGACAGCCATAGCTAAGGAGTAGAAAACCAAGGTTTCCACAGGAAATGTTGTTGCATTCCCCATTGTTGACAGAATAGGCAATTCAACGGTTATCCCGCGAATTGTCGTGTATTCATGTCTACATACTGATAGAGCCTGATACCAAGCCTCAGGGAAGAGGAATTTTACCAGGTCAGTCCTTACACAATCAGACGCCATTGAGAAATCAATGGTGGCCCATGCAAGTGTTAAGCTTGCAAAGGCTGCCAATTCTTTATGGATGTCTTGTTGTGCTGCGAGGTCCACATAAGGCTTTAGACGTTTCGCCATCACACCAAATAGGCCCTGTTGTAAAAACATATTAACAGTGGCTTCAATGGCAATGATGCGATCCTTCTTATCATCCTTAGGTACTGTAGTAGTTCGAGATTGTTCAACAAGTTCCCACCAAGGGTCGGTTTTAAACGACGCCAAAAGTGGGTCTCTGTACTGGGTATCCCAGTCCAGATACTTGCGAAACACGCGAAGAGCCCTCAAAGTCGCTGTGTGAATCTTCTCCATTTTAGTAGAAGGTCCACTGTCAGCAAACTTGTGCCCCAGGGTTACACCCGAGGCATGGCGGCATTGGTGGAACCACTCCCCCAATTGCAAGTCACCTAATATTTCATGGCATATGGCACGAGCGAGATATAAAACTTGGTCTCGTCGTGACATATAGGATCTGTCAATTTCTTTGGGAGGTAGCGCAATATCTAATTTGCGCTGTCTCTTAAGATTTTGGACAAATCCCC